GGCCTTGAGACCTGCTTGCGTGAGCAAGCGTACCTGGTACGAGCTCGAGCGGCTGGGTGAGGGCAACGTGCCCGCGATCCGATCCTTCGAGCCCGATCGCAACGGTTTCGCATCACCGGTCTGCTACGACAGGTTCAAGACGTTGACGGGCAGGTTGACCGTCGCTAGCGGTCCGCAGATCCTGACGTTGAAGCGTGAGCACAGGAAGATGATCAGGTCGCTCCATGGGAAGGATGGGACCGTCGTCGCCCTTGACTTCGCAGCGTTGGAAGCTCGTGTGTTGCTGTACGAGCACGGTCGAAGCTGCGATGATGCTGACCTGTACGCAACGATCGCGAAGGAGGTCGGGCACGATCGAAAGGCGGTGAAGGGTGCTGTCATCAGCGAGCTGTACGGAAGCAGCAAGTCAGCGCTGGGAGTGTACCTCGGGATGCAGGGCAAGGAGCTTGATGATTTCGTCAAGAAAGTACGGACGTACTTCAATACCAGAGAGCTCCTCAAGCGCATCAAGCAGCAGTTCATCACGACTGGGAAAGTCATCAATCGCTACGGTCGGCATGTCACTATCGATGAGCCTCTCGACCACGTGATGCTCGCCTACTACGGCCAGAGCACCGGCGTTGACATCTCTATGATGGGTTTCATGCAGGTCGTCGATCGTCTCGCCGTTGAAGCTCCAAGGGTCCGACCTGTCTACCTGCTGCACGATGCTATTCTCCTCGATGTGCACAAGGAGGATCTACCCATCGTGAAGGCGATCGACCACGTCAAGGTTCCTGGGTACGTGCAAAAGTTCATCCTCAAGATGGAGAAGGTGAGTTGAACACCCTTCTGTGCTGGTGTAGTGTTCTAACATGTTGACCCCTGAAGACATTGAGAAGAACTGGGCACGTTTCTGCGGACTGTGCGAGAAGGTGGGTGATCGTGCTCCAACGATCAAGCTGATGCTCGATGAACTCGACTTGAGGTTGGCCCTGTGTCCGGGTTCTGCGAAGAAAGAGTTTCATGGTGCGTTTCCTGGGGGCCTCGTTGATCATTCACTGCGAGTTCTCAACAAGCTCATCGTCCTGAACAAGTCCTTCGGTTGGGGGTTGCAGAAGGACAGCATGATCATCGCCGCGTTGTTCCACGACATCGGGAAGGTGGGTCTTCCTGGTTCTGATCCGGAGAATGATTTCTACGTCCCACAGCAGGACAACTGGCGACGTGAGAAGCTCGGCGAGGAGTACATGTACAACAACGCTATCACTTACATGACAACGCCCGATCGAAGCGTCTTCATGATGCAGCACTACGGCATCAAGCTCTCTGCAGACGAGTGGTTGGCTCTCAAGCTCAACGATGGGTTCGTGCTGCAAGAGAACAAGGCGTACTGCTTACGTATTTCTCCTCTTGTCAACGGTGTCATGACGGCTGATTACGTCGCCACGATGGAAGAAAAACACGTACCATTTTGGCCCACGCAGGAGTAAATTCATCATCTGATCGTCGACGCAGCCTATTTATCACATGAACGAGAGCATCCTTGTCCGCTACATCAGAATGCTGATCGCGGAGGAGCACAACGCAAGGGTGCCGAACCAACTGATCGATCCTGAGGACGCAGGCAAAGAGGATGAGGCGCAAGAGGATGTGAACGAGTTCTGCGGTGCGGGCGGCGGTGGAAACAGCGTCGGAAGCGGTAACATCATGGGTTACTCAGGTCCGTTGGGTAGTGGCAGCAAGAAGAAGAACAAAAAGAACAAACGTTGAACAAAACGGCGAAGTAAGGGTACGATCGGTTCATTCCACGATGGTGTGGATCGATCGTACCAATTCAAGGAAGAGGAAAGAGGATATCATCATGGCGTTGGATCTAGAGGCAATTCGTAAGCGCGTAGCGGAGATGACTGGGCAGGGCAAGAACTCACGAGTTCAACTCTGGAAACCTGCACCGGGGAAGCATCGCATCCGCATCATCCCCTGGAAGACGACCGTCGTCGGCGTGCCGTTCCTCGAGAGGCGTTACTACTACATCGGCGATGCGCCAAGGTTCTTGGCGCCCCTGCAGTTCGGCAAGCCCGATCCGGTCAACGACCTGATCAAGAAGTGCTACTCGACCGGCAAGCCTGAGGATCGAGAGCTCGCGAAGAAGCTCTATCCCAAGATGACTGCGTACAGCGCGATCATCGACCGTGCTGACGAGGCGAAGGGTCCCCAAGCGTGGGGATTCAACTCGTTCGTGTACCAGCGATTGCTCACCTTGTTCGAGGTCGATGGGGTCGGTGACTACATGGATCCTCTGACTGGGTTCGACCTTGACATCACCATCGCACCTTCGAAGAAGATGTACAAGAACAAGCCGGTCATGGACACCACGATCGACGCAGTTCGAACGCAGACGAAGCTCTCGAACGATCCTGCGCAGATGCAGAAGTGGATCGATGGAATTCCCAATATCGATGACATGTACCCCCAGAAGACGACCGCAGAGATCGAACAGATCCTCAACACGTGGCTCGCTTCTGGTGCAACGGGTGGTGCAGAGCACGATGAGGGTACTACTCGTGGTGCGCAAGCATCCAAGGACGCTCTCGATCAGCTCGCTGATGACATCAAGGCATCAGCCGCAGAGGCGAAGCCGGCACGTAAACCCGCAAAGAAGGCCCCCGAAGCTGACATCGATGAAGCTGCTGAGCCCGCTGCGAAGAAGTCGCTGGATGACGTCTTCAAGGAGCTCGAGGACGACATCGAATCGTGAGTTGAACTAACGCAGTTCTCCGGCGCTTGATCTCATCGTAGATCAAGCGCCGGTTTTTGCATCGTGCAGGAGATCTGAGGAAATCATGGCAAAAGCGAAGAAGGAAGTTGTGACTGAGCAAGGCGCTGGGAATGACATGGATGATCTCACGTCCGCGCTCATCAAGGACATCAATCGAGAGTTCGGAATGCGGGTGGCGTACAACCTCGCCGAGACTGAAGCACCCACGACGGTGAAGCGTTGGTTGTCAACAGGATCGATCCAGCTGAACTACGCGATCAGGAACGCTCCCATGGGAGGTTACCCTGAAGGTCGTGTCATCGAGATTGCTGGGCCTCCCTCCATCGGAAAGTCGCACCTGGCGTACCACGCCGCAGCGGTCACCCAGGCGTTGGGTGGCATCGTGATCTACATTGACACCGAGAACGCAACGCCCATTGACAAGCTGGCACAGATGGGGATCAACGTCAAGCGTGGTTTCGTCTACATCGATGAGCACTGCACGGAGAACGTCTTCAAGTCGATCGAGCGCACCATCCTCCTGGCGAAGAGCGCGATGCAGAAGAACAAGGACATCCCCGTCCTGGTGATCTGGGATTCGGTCGCCGCAACGTCTCCTAAGGCGGAGCTCGAGGGCGAGTACGAGGACAACACGATCGGTCTCCAGGCTCGAGTCATCAGCAAGGGCATGCGCAAGATCATCGGTGTCATCGGTCAGAACAACATCACGATGATGTGCCTCAACCAGCTCCGCACGGCGATCGGCGTCACTCACGGTGATCCTGACATCACCCCGGGCGGCAAGGCGATCCCGTACCATGCTTCAGTTCGTATCAGGTTGACGTCTGGTACGCAGGTGAAGGACTCGAAGGGCAACGTCATCGGCATCCATGTCATCATGACGATCAAGAAGAACAAGGTCGCCCCTCCCTTCCGCAAGTACTTCTTCGACATCGTCTTCGGACGTGGCATCGTCGAGCACGAGTACGTCTTCGATGTGGTTCGTAAGTACTGCGAAGAGAACAGGGTGCTGATGGGATACAAGGACGAGAAGGGCGTCGATTCTGAAGTTTCTGTGTCGATCTCGGGCTCTTCTGCTTGGCGACTGCTGCAGGTTAGCGATAACAAGACCGGTGAGGTTCTGATCGAGAAGAAGTTCTACAAGAGCGATTTCGACCAGATCATGGCGGATCCTGCGTACAAACCCTTCGTCGACAAGGTGATCGAGGCTGCGTACGTGTTGAAGACCGACTCGAAGCCCGTGGGCGTGGGTGAATCTCCTGCAACGGACGATGAAGGTGACGAGGTGACCGGTGATGATTGATGTCAAGATCAGGAAGAACGATCCCAACGTTCCGGATCCTGTGTACGCAACCGACGGGTCCGCAGGGTGCGAC